GGATACGTAATGCCTTTACCTAAAATACCTTCCCTTGTAAAAGGTGGATTAGTTGATATAAATTACTTAACGAGACCTATAAACAATGGCAGATAATATAGACAAAGGATTATATCAATCAGGACAACCTGAGTTTGAAGTACTAAAGTCTGATACAGAAGTAATTGTAGATGGTGCACAAGTACCTGTTCCTGAAGGATTAGAAATTCAAATGGATGAAGATGGCGGAGCTACGCTTGATTTTGATCCAAGAGAAGCTCTTCCTGAAATTGAATTTTATTCTAACTTAGCAGAAGTTATTGAGGATAGAGATTTAGAATCAGTCTCTGATGAATTAATGTCAGACTTTGAAAGCGATAAAACATCTCGTAGAGAATGGGAAGATGCTTACATCAATGGTTTAAGTTTATTAGGACTTAAGTACGATGACAGAACGAATCCTTTTAGAGGGGCAAGTGGAGCTACACATCCTTTACTTGCGGAAAGTGCCACGCAGTTTCAAGCAACAGCTTTTAAAGAATTGTTACCCTCAGGCGGCCCAGTAAGAACTATTATCATGGGAGATGAAACTCCTGAGAAATATGCTAGAGCAGGACGTGTACAAGAGTTTATGAATTTTCAATTAATGAATAAGATGGAGGATTTTACTACTGAGTATGATCAAATGTTATTTTATTTACCACTAGCAGGATCTACGTTTAAAAAAGTTTATTATGATGAATTACTGGAAAGACCTGTATCAAAGTTTATTCCTCCTGAAGACCTTGTTGTAAATTACATGGCAACTGATTTAACTAGTTGCGAAAGAATCTGTCATGTCATTAACATGAGCTATAATGATTTTAGAAAAAAACAAGTTTCAGGTTTTTACAAAGATATAGACATTCTGCCATCTGAATATGAAGCGAATGAAGTCAAAAGAAAATATGATGATATGGATGGCACTAGACCTAGTTATGCAGATAAAGTTGTAAAGCTTTATGAGTTTCATACTTCAGTTGATTTAATCGACTTTGAAGACAAAGATGATGAAGGAGAAATGACAGGAATTAAAATTCCTTACATTGTAACTATAGAAGAAGGATCTACAAAAATAGTAGGTATCAGAAGAAACTATGAAAAAGATGATCCTAAAAAAATAAGAAAACAATATTTTGTTCATTATAAATTTTTACCTGGTCTTGGGTTTTACGGTTTTGGTTTAATTCATATGATCGGTGGTTTATCAAGAACTGCTACGGATATTCTTAGACAACTCATTGATGCAGGAACATTATCCAATTTACCTGCAGGTTTTAAAACTCGTGGAATTAAAATTAGAGATGATGCAGAACCTTTACAACCAGGTGAGTTCAGAGATATAGATGCTCCTAATGGTGATTTAAGAAATGCTTTAATACCTCTTCCATATAAAGAACCTTCTCAAACTCTTTATAGCTTATTAGGTTTTATAGTTCAGGCTGGACAAAGATTTGCTTCTATTGCGGATATGCAAGTAGGAGAAGGTAATCAAAATGCTGCAGTAGGAACTACGATTGCTTTACTAGAACGTGGCTCTAAAATTATGTCAGCTATTCACAAGCGTTCTTATTATTCTCAGAAAAAAGAATTTAAATTACTTTATAAAGTTTTTGCGGAATACTTACCTGAGTCATATCCTTATTCTGTTCAAGGCGCTGATCGTACAATTAAAGCTGAAGACTTTGACGATTCTCTAGACGTCTTACCTGTTTCTGATCCAAATATTTTTTCTACAGCTCAAAGAGTTACATTAGCTCAGACTGAACTACAATTAGCTCAAAGTGCTCCTGACTTACATAACATGAAAGAAGCTTATCGTAGAATGTATGAGTCTTTAGGTATTAAAGATGTGGATGAAATTTTACGAAAAGATAGTCCCGTAGGACCTAAAGATCCAGCAACTGAAAGTGCAGATTTACTTGATGGTAATTTAATGGAAGTTTATGAAGGACAAGATCATGACGCACATATTCAAAATCATTTATTATTTGGAACCAATCAAATGATTTTAGGTAATCCTCCTATGGCCATGAAATTACAAAAACATATTTTAGAACATGTTTCTTTAAAAGCAAAAGAGCAAGTAACATTTTTAATTTCTGAAGGACAACTTCCTGAAGAACAAATGGATGCTGCTATCGCAAAATTACAGGCACAGTCCATGACTGAGTTAAAACAAATGTCCCAAGAACTATCAGGAGGAGGACAGCCTGATCCAGCAATACAATTAAAACAACAGGAACTACAGCAAGACGCACAAAAAGATCAAAGTGATGTCCAAAGAGATCAAGCAAGAATACAATTAGACGCTGAAAGATTGAAACAAAGAACAGCTGTTGATCAAGCAAGAATACAAGCTACTTACGACATTGCAGATAAAAGAGCTGAAGTTCAGTACGATAAAATGACTACTCAAAATGTTAATAAAAAAAATGACATGATAAATAAAAATTCTCAAAATAAAGGGTGAAAATATTTTGCAGAAGTTTTACTATATATACATGGATATAGATAAAAAAACAGAAGTAAGATTACAAAAAATCATAGACGAAACTAGAGAATATATACAAGAACAATCAGATAAAGGGTATGATTTAATGGAATTAGCTCAAGTTATGTTAACCATAAGCAGAGAAGTAATGGTAGATGGTTATGGAGAATACCTCGCAGATGCCTATATTAAAAATCAAATTACTAGGTTGAAAAGCGATGAAAAAAGTATAACTTTGCACTAATGACTAAACAATTAAAAAAAACAAAACCCTCAAAAGGGGCCCCTGTTTTTCAGGGTGAAGCTCTTCCACCAGGCAAGATCATGAAAGTTGGTCCAGTGCCTGAGGATAAAAAGCGTAAACGCGGTTATGGAATAGCATCTAAAGGTCTTAAATTCGAAGGAGTATTTTAAATGGAAATACTATCAAAAGTTCAAAACTTTACTTCTAATATAAAGAAAAGAGATGTTGCAATAGCTATCGCTTTCTTAATATTAGGGGTGTTAATTGGTTCTTAGTAAATTATTAGGCGGAGACCTAGTTAAATCTGTAGGTTCTATAATAGACTCTGTTCACACAAGTGAAGAAGAAAAAAATAATGCTAAGATTAAGCTTAAAGAAATTGAAGCAAGTCTTAGTCAAGCACAAACTCAAATTAATTTAGCTGATTCTAAATCCACTGCTACAGGTATTGGTGGTATTATGCAGCGGTCGTGGCGCCCCCTCATCGGGATGAGTTGTGCGTTAGCGATATTGTGGGAGTACGTTTTAAAACAGTTTATCATGTTTGTGTTAGCTGCTTTTAGTATTGAACATTCTCCTTTACCTGAACTTGACATGGCAACCCTATTTCCTCTTGTGACAGCTTTGCTGGGCATGGCGGGAATCAGATCCTTCGATAAGGTAAAAAAAACAAATTCTGACAAGTAATGGAGCATTTCGATTACAAAGTAAAACAACTTATTCAAAGAAAGATTGAAGAACAAAAGGAATCTCTTGTAACTCAGAATATCAAATCTTTCGATGAATACAGATATCAACTTGGTCAACTGCATGCACTAGAAAGGTTCATGTTAGATTATCAAGATTTATATAAGAAGGTAGTGAATGATGAGTAAATTAATTTTACCAAGAGGAATGAAGACCAAAGAGAAAGAAAAAGCAGAAGAGAATAAAGGCCCTGCCTTAGAAAGAGTTCCTAAAGCAACAGGATGGAGAATAGTAGTTCTACCTTATAGAGGTATAGAAAAAACTAAAGGTGGCATAGTCTTAACAGACAAGGCTGTCGAAGAACAACAACTGACTACAAATGTCGGTTTAATTTTAAGCATGGGAGATGACGCTTACGGAGATAAAAATAAGTTTCCAAACGGTCCTTGGTGTGCAAAAGGAGATTGGATAGTTTTTGCTAGATACGCTGGATCAAGAGTTAAGATTGAAGGCGGAGAAATTCGTATTCTTAATGATGACGAAGTGTTAGCTAAATTAAATGA